GAAGGTTCGATGATTCCGATCTGCCCGGTTTGGGGCGAGGAAGTGTTTTCGGACGGCAAGCGGTATTTCCGCAGCATGATCCGGGACGCCAAAGACCCGCAGCAGATGTTCAACTTCTGGCGTTCTGCCACGACTGAGTTGGTGGCGCTTGCCCCCCGTGCCCCGTGGCTTCTCCAAGAAGGTGCTATTCCTAAGGGCATGGAACAAATGTGGGGAACAGCCAACACGCGTTCGCATCCGTACCTCACGTACAACAAGGGCTTCGACATGCCACAGCGCCAGAACTTCGCAGGACCGCCCGCCGGCGCGCTGCAAGAGGCGCTAAACGCCGCTGACGACATCAAGGCCATCACGGGCATCTATGACGCGGGATTGGGCGCACGGTCGAATGAGACCAGCGGCAGGGCCATCCTTGCGCGTCAGAAGGAAGGCGATGTTTCGAACTTCCACTTTATCGACAACCTGAACCGATCCATTCGATACGCGGGGCGCTGCCTGCTGGAAATCATCCCGGCGATCTACAGCGCGCGGGAGACGGTGCGGATCCTCGGTGAGGACCAGATGGAAAAGGTCATCAAACTCACGCAAGAGGATGGCGGCGGCATGATGAACCCGGAGACGGGCGAGCGTGACCTCTACAACCTTGCGCTTGGTGATTACGACGTGGACGTGACGGCAGGCCCCTCCTACGCGACGCAACGCGAGGAAAGCCGCGAGATCCTTATCGAGATCATGCGCGCCCGTCCTGATGCGTTCCCGCTCATGGCTGACGTTCTGTTCCGTCACTTCGACTTCCAAGGGTCTGATGAGTTGGCAGAGCGTGCCAAGGCGATGATGCCCCCGATGGGGGGACAGCCGACAGCAGATCCCAACGCGAATCCGGGTGCGCCCGGTCAACCGCCCGGAAATCCGGGCATCCCGCCGCAGAGATAGCGGCAGAAGCCCCCCGCAGTGATGCGGTGGCCATCCCATAGAGGATTTACATGTCTGACCAAGAGATCATCCCTGAGGTTGCTCAGGAAGTCTCCGATGTACCAACCGAGGAAACCCCGGAGATCGAGACCGAGGCAACCGAGGCAGAGGCACCGGAAGAGGTCGAAGAAACTGAGGCCACCGATTCCGAAGAGGAAGGCGGCGAAGACGAAGGTGAAGACGAGGAACCCGAAGAGATTGAACTGAAGGTTGGCGGCGATGTTCTGAAGGTGCCCAAGGGGGCGATGCCGGAAGAGATCCGAGACCAGGTGCAGAAGTTCGTCGACTCGGCAGAGTCCAGTTACACCCGCAAGTTCCAAGAGGTCGCAGAGTCCCGCAAGGCTCTGGAAGCCCGTCAGCAGTCCATTGAGAGGCTGGCGAGCCTAAACGACACTCAGCAAGACCTGTATGCACGCGGAACAACCCTCAAGTCCGAAATCGCGCGGCTTCAGGCGGTTGATCTCAACGCAATGTGGCAATCCAACCCGGATGAGGCACGGCGCGTTAGTGATCGGCTTGCCCAACGCCAAGCGCAGTTTCAGCAGACGGTGAACGAACTTTCTCAGACCGAATCCCAATTCAATCAGGCTCGCGAGCAGCAGATTGTTCAACAGCGTGAAGCGGGACGCGCGGTGATCCAGAAAGCCGTACCGGACTTCAAGCCGGAGCCGGTGATTGATTACGTGGTCAAGGCATACGCCGACCTTGGACAGCCAATGTCCAAAGAGGAAGCGCAGGCCAACTGGTCACTCAATCCCGGATACGCCGTCATTGCTCGCAAGGCGATGCTCTACGACCAGCAGCAGGCAAAAGCCAAAACCATCGGAACAAAGCCAAAGCCCGCTGAGGTCAAGGCTCCGGTGACGGCACCCAAGGGGCGCGGCGCGGCCAAGTCGGCGGCTCTCAACCTCTCCGATCCGGCTCAGATGCAACGCTTTCTGAACGGGTAGACCCAACACGCCCCCGCAGTGATGCGGCGGCTTCCCATAGATGGAGCCTTAAATGGCAAACACGACGCTTACGGCGGACATCATCGCGTCCGCTGCCGTCGCCATTCTCGATAACGAGCTGGTGATGGCGAAGAAGGTCTTTCGCGGCTACGAGGAAGACTTTTCGAAAAAGGTGAACGGCTACGAAGTGGGTGAGACCATTTCGATCCGCAAGCCCGCTGACTACACCGTTCGGGATGGCGCAACCGCGTCCGCTCAGAACGTGGTGGAAGGTAAGACCTCGATCACCGTCGACAAGCGCAAGGGCGTGGACTTCAAGTTCACTTCCCAGGATCTGACCTTGAACATCAAGGAACTTTCCGAGCGGGTCATCCGCCCGGCGATGACCCAGCTTGCAAACCAGGTCGACGTGGATCTGCACGCTCTCTACAAGGATGTTCCGAACTGGGTTGGCACTCCGGGCCAGACCATCAACTCCTTCGCCGACTTCGCGAAGGGGCCGGAACGCCTCGACGAGATGGGCGTACCGCAGGATATGCGCTGTGCGGTCCTGTCCCCGGCTGACCATTGGGGCCTTGTCGGGTCTCAAACGGCGCTGTTCACCGATACCATCGTGAAGCCTGCATATCGCAAGGGCACGGTTGGTTCGATTGGCAACGTCGACACCTATATGACCCAGAACGTCGCCACGCACACCGTGGGAACATGGGCGGGTTCGACCATCGCCGTTGATGGTTCGATCACGACTTCCACCACGACATATGCGGCGGTGAAGGACACCAACCAGCAGACCATGACCGTTGACGGGTTCACCGCATCGGCTCCGGCTGTTGCCGTTGGTGATTCGTTCACCATCGCTGACGTGTACGATGTCAACCCGGTGACGAAGGCCCGGCTTGGCTACCTGAAGGAGTTCACCGTTGTCTCGACGGCGAACGCTGCGGGCAACCAGGTCGATATCACCTTCTCGCCAGCAATGATCTGGTCCGGTGCTCATCAGACCATCTCGACCGACGCTTCGGATCTTGATGGCAAGGTTGTGACCCCGACCGGAACCGACGCAACCGGCTACCGTCAGAACATGGTGTTCCACAAGAACGCTTTCGCTCTGGTGTCGGTGCCGCTGGTCTCGCCTCCGGGCGCTGTTGATGTTGGCCGCAAGACCTACAACGGCACGTCCGTTCGGGTCATCCCGGTCTACGACGGCATCTCGGATGAGTCGCTGTGGCGTTTGGACCTCTTATATGGCGTGAAGGCCGTAGACCCACGGCTGGCAACACGCCTTAGCGGAAGCTCGTAATTCTGCTACATCTCTAGCCTCCACTGTGGTATGCTGCGGCATCACCATGGTGGAGGTTTCGCATGGACGTTTGTTTGGTTGATGATTGTATGAAGCCCCGCACACACAGGGGCTTTTGTGCGGCCCACTACTCTAAAATGAGAAAATACGGAGACCCGCTAATCGTGAAGCAAAAGCAACTTCACGGTTTGTCTCTGTTGGAGCGGTGGGATGCCTACGTTGAGCGGTCAACTGGCTGTTGGGAGTGGTCTGGATACAGGGACCCCAACGGCTACGGGCGGCTTAACATTGGTAACAGGCCCATCTTGGCGCATCGGATTTCGTGGGAAATACACCACGGCCCGATAACCCCGGATCAGCATGTTTGCCATAGGTGCGACAATCCATCGTGCGTCCGACCGGAGCACCTGTTCCTGGGCGATCAAGTTCGCAACATGGCAGACAAGATGGCCAAGAAGCGGCACCGCTACGGGGTATCCCGTGGTGAGGCTCACGGGTGTTCCAAGATAACCGCCGAACAAGTCCAGGAAATACGAGCGGCAGAAGGCACCAACACCGAAATCGCGAAGCGGTTCCAACTGTCACGAACTCAAACGCGAGACATCCGATCCCGGAAGTCTTGGCGACATCTTCCATAGGAGATCATCATGGCTTTGAAGCAACTCTCTGACGGCGGGCCGGACGGAACGGTTCTCGGTCAGTCTGCTACCGATCTGGTGGCGTTCTACGGTGCGACTGCCGTAGATCAGCCTGCCACCGTTGCCACTGCCGCGAATACCGGCACATCGGCGGCGACTGCGGTAAACCTTGTGATTGCGCGACTGCAAGAGCTTGGTCTCATCGCTTAGGACTGTGTGCGTGGTGGATGACGCCACGCTCGCCAAACACAAAGAGCACGCGGCAGGCTTGGGGCATCCCCGGCTTGCCGCGCTGCCAAAGACGAAACAGCCGCTTGCGATTGTCGGAACGGGTCCATCCGTCGACTGGCGTGAGTTGGCGGAATGGTCCGGTGACATCATGGCAATCAACGGCGCTCACGATGCGCTGTGCCAATTTGGGCGCGTCCCTGATTGGGTTGTCTGCCTCGATCCACAGGAAGCCTTAGCCGATTACCACCGATGCCCACAGGGCGCTCGATACCTTGTCGCGACGTGTTGCCACCCTGCCGTGTTTGAGGCGCTCAGGGGGCAAGACGTGACGACATGGGACGCGGCGCAGGGTGATGACGAAGTTACCCACGACACCATCCCAGGCGGCTCTACGGCGCTCACACGCGCCCCTCTGCTGGCCTATTACCTCGGATACCGGAACCTGACCCTGTTTGGCGCTGACAGCGGCACAGCGAACAGACAGACCACGCCTCAGTTGATGGCTCAGGCCGAATATCTCGTTGAACTCATTCGGGCATGGCCCACGCGCATTGATGTGCGCGGCGACAGCCTGCTTACGGACATGCTCAGGAGCGATCATGCAGCGGTTTAAGTTCCAAGGCGGTCGGCTGATGAAAGCCGGTGATGGCCGCAACGGTGACGGATGGTTTGCGACCGAGGCGGAAGCGCGGGAATGGGCACGACCAAAACCGCGTGGCGCGACAATTCCCGCATCTATTTCCGCGCCCTTCGATTGGAACCGCAAGTGGATGGCGGTCAAGTCGGATCTCCGCGCGCTTGGGTTTACGGGGGATACCAAGGCGGAAGCGATTGATTGGGCACATGAGAACGATGTTGAGGGGCCGTGATGGGCAAGTTGTCTGATCGGCTGGCGTATCCGGGTTGGGGCACGCCATACGATCAACAGAATCAATACATGCCGGTTCCGAAGCGTTCGGCCATGAGCGTTGCAGGCCCTGCTATCGGTGATGCGCTCAAGATGGCGATTGGCGCACCGTCACAGGACGAAGGCGCTCAGATGCAGGCGCAGAGTGGATTGTTTCAACAGGCGTTTGCAGACCGTGACCGCAGGGGGATGGCGGAGGCCATCGGGCAGCAGGCGGGCGTTATGGCCCCGTATATGGCGGGCGCGGGGGTGATTAAGGCTTACCACGGCTCGCCACACAGCTTCGACAAATTCCGAATGGATCGCATCGGCACGGGCGAAGGCGCACAGGCATACGGACATGGGCTGTATTTTGCTGAGAGCGAAGACGTGGCGCGAAGTTATCGAGATGCTCTAGCGCCACAAAATGCGAACGTACAAGCCACGTTGCGTCAAAATGATGGGGACTTTCAAAAAGCCATAGAAGAAGCCAAGCGCCGCGTGACCCATTACGAAAATATGGAACCAAGTTCTCGCCGTGATGGGTTGTTGAATCTTAATAAAATGAAACTTGAGGAATTGGAATCACAAGCGTCGGGCGCGGCTCCCAACCCCGGCTCAATGTACGAAGTGAACATCAACGCCAACCCCGATGACTTCCTTGATTGGGATAAGCCACTCAGCCAGCAGAGTGCCAAGGTGCGCGATACTGTGAAGTCACAGATTAAAAAGAGCAGCCCTTGGCTTGACGATGACACAATTCCAGACATGGCCGGAGATAAGATCTTTTATTCTCCGGGTAGCGTATCGCCTTCAGGCAACACAGCAGCATTTCAAGAAGCGGGTATTCCCGGCATTAAGTTCTTGGACCAAAGTTCTCGTAATGTAGGTTCTGGTTCACGCAATTACGTTGTGTTTGACGAAAACCTAATCAGCATTGTGAAGAAATACGGCATTGCGGGTGCGGTGGCTGCGGGATTGCTCACAAACGAGCAGGCGCAGGCATTCATGGATCAGCAAGCACCCGATACCGGATTGTGAGGAACCTATGACCCTACTCTCCATCGCGCAGGACGCAGCCGACGAAATCGGCATCTTTCGCCCCGGTGCAATCGCATCCTCAACGGACCCCGACGCGCAGAAGCTGTTCCGGCTGGCAAACAAGGTCGGGTACTCCCTGATGCGGGTGTATTCGTGGCAGTTCCTCACGAAAGAACGGACGTTTACGGCCATCTCAGGGGAGACGCAGACGGACATTCTGCCAAGCGACTTTGACCGCTTTATCCCGGAGGCGTTCTGGGACCGTTCTGCAAGCCGCCTGATGATTGGGCCGATCTCCGAAGTCCAATGGCAGGGGTTGAAAGCAGCATCTTTCCAGGATAGCACGTTGCGGCGGTTCATCTATCGCGGCGGGGTTATCAACGTCATCCCGGCGTTTGCGGGCGGTGAAAGCCTCGCTTTCTCGTATGTGAGCAAGAATTGGGCAGCGGCAGCAGACGCGACAGCGCAGAGCAAGTTCCTCGCTGATACCGACACGACGCTGTTTGATGAGGATCTGTTCACTGCTGGCCTGATCTACGAATACCTCAAGAGCGAGGGCTTGCCGATGGACATGGCTCGGCAGGAATACAACGACCAGTTTGACCGGCTGATTCAGAACGACCAACCCAACGCGCAGGTGTTGGTTGCGGGCGACCTGTTCGGAACGTCAAGCCGCCACTTTGACGGCGTGCCGACGCGCTACACCAACGGGTTAACGGTCTCGTAATGGCCCGCGCTCCGTCGCGCTCACAGTCACTACAGGCCCCAACGGGTGGTTGGGATACGGAAACCGCGCTTGCGGACATGCCGTCCGATCACGCTGTGGTGATGGACAACTGGTTTCCGGACACCGACCGCGTGATTATGCGGCGCGGGCATGAGGCATATGCCACCGGCATGACCGGGGCTGTTGAATCGCTGATCGAATACACGCCACTGACCGGCGTTGGTGAGTTGTTCGCGGCCAACGATGGCAAGATTTACGATGTGAGTACGAGCGGGGCGGTTGGCGCAGCGGTGGTTTCCGGTCTAACCAACGACCGCTGGCAGTTCGTCAACATCGGCACATCAGGCGGGCAGTTCGTGGTTGCGTTCAACGGAGCGGACACGGGCAGGACGTACAACGGTACAACTTGGTCGACTGTGTCCATATCTGGACCGACAGCGACCGACCTAGTGTGGTGCAACCTCCATCAGCGCCGCTTGTGGGTCGGTGAGGTCGACAGCCTCGACGCTTACTATCTGGGCGCAAACGCCATTTCGGGAACTGCGTCGCTGTTCTCGCTTGGTGGTGTCGCCAAGATGGGCGGCTACATCATGGCGATGGGCACATGGACGCGGGACAGCGGCACGGGCTTGGATGATGTTGCAATCTTCCTCACGTCTGAGGGCGAGGCCATCGTGTACCAAGGCACCGACCCGGCGTCGGCGTCCACATGGTCGCTGATCGGTGTGTTTCGGATCGGCAAGCCCATCGGACGGCGCTGCATCATCAAGGCGGGCGCGGATCTGATTATGATTACGCAGGACGGGTTTGTGCCTGCATCGGCCATCCTACAGACCGACCGGGCGCAGGCCGAACGTGTGGCAATCTCGGCGCAGATCGACAAGGCGGTGAACGATTCCGTCCGGTCGAATGGCAGCGACTTCGGGTGGCAGCCGATCCTGTATCCCAAGGGTCGGCAGATGCTGGTTAACGTTCCGGAGAGCACGACCACGTCATTTCAGTACGTTTTCAACACGCTGACGGGCGCGCCGTGCCGTTACACGGGCCTGAACGCGGTGTGCTGGGGGTTGCTGAACGACAATCTGTATTTCGGCGGCTTTGACGGGAAGGTGTATCTTTCCGACAGCGGGTTTGCCGACCAGGGCGCGAACATCGTTGGGGATTGTCTGCAAGCGTTCTATGACTTCCGGTCGCCCCAGACGGTCAAGGCTTTCAAGCTGGCGGAACCGCTGATCCAGAGCAACGGCAACCCGA